AGACTTTCTGTGCAAATACTTTGCCAAGGGCAGCATGGTGGCCGTGCAGGGATGTCTCCAGACCCGGCAGTATCAGGACAGGAACGGCAGCAACCGTACAGCCGTGGAGGTCGTGGCGGACAGCCTGAGCTTTGCAGGCTCGAACAAGAAGCCCGGCAGGCAGGCCGTGGACGACGGCGGTGAGGCACCGCCCAGCAGCAGTCCTGAGACGGCACCGGCCTACTCGCAGGGCAGCGCAGAAGACTTTGCAGTCATCGACGACAACGACGATTTGCCATTCTGAGAGGGTGAAGAATCATGACGGTCAAAAAGAAACAGAGTTATATTGTCGTGCTCGACTGGATGGTAGAGAAGTACCACCTCAAGGGCAACGAGCTGCTGGCCTACGCTCTCATCTACGGCTTCAGTCAGGACGAGGAAAGCGAGTATAAGGGCAGCTACTCCTACATCTGCAAGTGGCTCAGCATCGACCGCGCTACAGCGATCCGCATTCTGAACAGGCTGGAATCCAAGGGCCTGCTGACCAAGCGGCAGGAGCTGGTAGGCGGCAAGGCCACCAACCGGTATATCGCCGAGACCCCGGAGGCTGTTGTTCCTGTCCAGACTGACCCGTCGGGACCTGAAAATCGCCCTACTCCTTCCCCTCCTGACCCGTCGCAAAATGCGACCGGTGGCGAAATGTCACCCGTGGCAAAGTGCGACCGATACCCGTCGCAAAATGCGACTCAGACCCGTGGCAAAATGCCACCCAGTAATACTATAGGGAAACCTATAGGGGAAATCTATCTATCCGCGCGAGGCGCGGACCCCGATGGATCGATAGACTCGCACACCCGGCGAGAGGCTGTGGAAACGGACTTCCGGCAGCGGCTGGAGATCGATACTCTGGCCCGGAATCCGCGATACGAGCCTGCCCAGCTGGAGGAACTGTTGGACAACATCGTGGACATGTACAGCTGTGAGGCACCCATGCAGTACATCGGCCAGCAGATGCAAGCCACCAAAGCCATCCGTGACCGGCTGGACAAGCTCACCAGCCAGAGCGTCGAGTACATCATGGAGAGCCTGAGCAATACCACTCAGCCCATCAAGAATATCCGCGCCTATCTGCGCACCGTCATCCTGAACGCCCCGGGTACCATGGAAAGCTACTATCAGGTGCAGGCCAATGCGGCGGTAGCCGCAAGTTCTCATCCCCCTGCCCCGGCGGGCAGTCTGATGGCGGGTGCGGTGCGGCACTTCGGGCAGAAGCGGAGGGACGGCACATGAAGGCCTCTGACTCTTACGTCCAACACTATCCCGAAGATAACCCTTGCAACCGCTGCTCGTTTCTGGCCTGCCGCGACCGCCCGCTCACCTACTTCCGCCAGTGCAGTGCCTGGCGCGAGTGGTTTGCGGACCGCTGGCAGGGCTACCAGATCGCCGCAGAGAAGATAAAAACAAGCAGATAAGCAACAAGGAGGATCACAATGCGCAACATGAGCAAAATCGCCATCATCAACTTGAAGGGAGGCGTCGGCAAGTCGGTCACGGCCTGCAATCTGGCCTGCATCCTCGCCGAAAAGCATTCCCGGCGGGTGCTGGTGATGGATCTGGACAAGCAGGCCAACACCACGAAGTTTTTCCAGTGCTTCGACCCTCGGGGCAAGACCATGGCCTCCGTGCTGACGCTGGACAACAAGCTTGAAGACGTCATCTGTCATCGGGAGAAGTTCAAGGTGGATGTCGCCCCTTCCTGCATGAGCATGAACTTCGCCAACAAGCTGGTCATGCTCGAAGCCGGGCGGCCCCAGCACAACCGCATCGCCAACGCATTGGCACCGCTTGCGGACGCCTACGACTACTGCATCATGGACTGCCCGCCTGACATCGACATTGCCACCATCAACGCACTGGTCTGCGCCGACTGGCTCATCATCCCGATGGACTGCGGCGAATGGGCCATGGACGGCTTGAAAGAAATTCTTGCTCAGGTGCAGGATGTCAAGGAGAACTACAACCCCGGCCTCGAGGTCATGTGTGTGCTACCGACCATGTACCGGCGCAAGAATTTC